ATCCAATGGATTGAAGAAAAGATGAATTCTTATATGAATAAGGTTCTCAAAACTGAGGAGGTTGATTATGTCATTGCTATGGATACCGACTCCATTTATATTAATATGGGTCCTTTTGTTGATGCTGTATTCAAAGGGAGAGAGAAAACTACTGATGAAGTTGTCAATTTCCTTGATAAGGTCTGTAACTTGGAACTTGAAAAGTATATTGAAAGTTCTTACCAAGAACTGGCCGACTACCTGAATGCTTATGATCAGAAGATGTACATGAAACGCGAGAACATCGCGGAACGTGGAATCTGGACTGGTAAAAAACGTTATATTCTTCGAGTGTGGGACTCTGAAGGTGTTCGATATCAAGAACCTAAACTGAAGATGATGGGTATTGAAGCCATCAAAACATCTACTCCTGCACCTTGTAGGAAGATGATTAAAGATGCAATCAATATCGTTATGACCAAGGGGGAAGATGATGTAATTGAGTTTATTGAGGAAGCTCGCAAGAAATTTAAATCACTTCAACCAGAAGAGATTGCTTTCCCTCGCAGTGTTTCTGAAATTAATAAGTGGGTATCAAAGACACACATGTATAATAAAGGTGTACCATTTCATGTAAGAGGTGCAATTCTTTACAATCATTATACTAAGAAGGCTGGACTTGATAAAAAGTATCCAGCAATTCAAAGTGGAGAAAAGATTAAATTTCTTTATTTGAAGATCCCTAATCCAATTCAAGAAAATGTTCTTGGATTCATTCAAGACTTTCCCAGAGAACTTGGATTGGAAAAATATGTCGATTATGATACTCAGTTCAATAAATCTTTCGTGGAACCAATGAAAATTATTCTTGATTCTATTGGATGGTCTGTGGAAAAATCAATCAGTTTGGATAGTTTTTTCTCATGAGTAAATATGTAGTGGTTTGGGCTGAACCTGGAGAATTGTCTCCTGTTAAAAATAGGAAACTGTTTGAGACGGCTTCCACTGCATATTGGTTTGCAAACGAACTAAAAAAGAAGTATAATTGGGTTATCTGCACAGAGTCAAAAAATTTGGAGGAATGAATGGATCTACCTATCAATGACGAAGAACTGAATACTATTATTAAAGCCATGTCTCTGGGTGGAGATGTTGCATTGTTTCAAAAACTTAAACTAGTAAAGGAACTCAGAGAACAGGGTCTTCCTTATAAAAAAATTCTACGTGAAGAATATGGGATGGTAGCTTGATGGATTTTCTTAAAGATATCGTAAAAGAAATTGGAGGCGAGTACACCAAACTTGCTTCAGACATTGATGAAACAGAAACTTATGTTGACACGGGTTCATACGTTTTTAATGCACTGGTTTCAGGTAGCATATTTGGTGGTGTATCTGGGAATAAGATTACTGCTATTGCTGGAGAGTCTTCTACTGGAAAAACTTTCTTCTCTCTCGCTGTGGTTAAGAATTTTCTTGATACTAACCCCGATGGTTATTGTCTCTACTTTGATACTGAGGCTGCCATTACTAAATCTCTCGTGGAGTCACGCGGCATCGACACATCACGTCTTGTCGTGGTTAATGTTGTCACCGTAGAGGAATTTCGTGGAAAGGCTCTCAAAGCAGTAGACCTATACTTAAAAAAACCTGAAGGAGAACGTAAACCGTGTATGTTTGTGTTAGACTCTCTGGGGATGCTTTCCACTGAGAAAGAAATTACTGATGCACTGAACGATAAACAAGTTCGTGACATGACCAAATCTCAACTGGTCAAAGGTGCTTTCCGTATGATCACTCTCAAACTCGGACAAGCTAATATTCCAATGTTAGTTACTAATCACACTTATGATGTCATCGGTGCTTACGTTCCTACTAAAGAGATGGGTGGTGGTAGTGGTCTTAAGTACGCCGCTTCTACTATCATTTATCTCTCAAAGAAAAAAGAGAAGGATGGAACAGAAGTCGTTGGAAACATTATCAAAGCTAAGACTGCTAAATCTCGTTTGAGTAAGGAGAACAAAGACGTTGAAATCCGTCTATTTTATGATGAGCGCGGTCTTGATCGTTATTATGGTCTTCTGGAACTCGGGGAACTCGGCGGACTCTGGAAAAATGTTGCGGGTCGTTACGAGATGGATGGTAAAAAGATTTACGCAAAACAAATCCTTGCAAATCCAGAAGAATATTTTACTCCAGAAGTAATGCAGGCTTTAGATGAGATTGCTCAGAAAGAGTTTTGTTATGGATGATTTTATCAAGGTCTATGAAAATGTTCTACCCCAAGAAACATGTAAGACCTTGATTGATCTCTTTGATCTTAGTGGATATAAAGAAATCGTTAATAACAAAGGAACCCCTAATTTTACACAATTGAATATTAATCAAAAACATCCAGATAGTGCTAAACAACTATCTCAAGTTACTATGGGTGTACTTAACCTTTACAAAAAAGAGTTCTCGGATTACACTAGATGGTATCCACCACGACTCTTTCTAGAAGAGTTTCGTATTAAGAAATATCATTCCAGAAGTCATGATAGGTTTGATATTCATGTTGATGTTGAAGATCACGCATCTGCAAGAAGATATCTAGCTTTCTTGTATTATCTGAATGATGATTTCACTGGTGGTGAAACTGAGTTTCCTCATCACAATAAAAAGATTGTTCCTAAACAAGGATCAGTTATGGTGTTTCCTCCTACTTGGCAGTACCCTCATGCGGGATTGCGAGTCAATAAAGGAGTCAAGTATATTATGTCCACTTATTGTCACTATTACTAATGGAAAGGGTTGAAACTACTATTCTCAGGAGTCTCGCATTTAATGAAGAATATTCTAGGAAGGTTTTGCCTTTCATCAGAACTGAATACTTTACAGATTACGCTGAGAGAGTAGTTTTTGAGGAGATCTGTAAGTTTATTTTTAATTATAATAAACTTCCTACAAAAGAAATTCTTCATGTTGAGATTGAGAATCGTACTGATCTAAATGAAAACTCGTATAAAGAAGTTACTGAATATATTTTCAATCTCGAAGAATCTCTCCTAGATACATCTTGGTTGTGTGATACTACTGAAAAGTGGTGTCGTGATAAAGCCATTTATTTGGCATTGATGGAATCTATTGCGATCGTTGATGGTAAGGATTCCAAGAAGTCTAAAGATGCAATTCCATCTATTCTTTCCGATGCACTTGCAGTTAGTTTTGATACAAACGTAGGTCACGATTATCTTCATGATTATGAAGAACGATATGAATTCTACCACCAGAAAGAAGACAAAATTCCTTTCGATTTGGAATTCTTCAACCGTATTACAAAGGGTGGTCTTCCTAACAAAACTCTCAACATTGCTCTTGCAGGCACTGGTGTTGGTAAGTCTCTATTCATGTGTCACTTTGCTGCTTCTACTCTCCTACAAGGTCGCAATGTTCTCTATATTACTATGGAGATGGCTGAAGAGAGAATTGCGGAAAGGATTGATGCGAATCTTTTGAATGTGAATATCCAAGAGATTACTAATCTTCCTCGTCAGATGTTCGAGAATAAAGTTAGTAATATTGCTAAGAAAACTCAGGGTACTTTGATTATTAAAGAGTATCCTACTGCATCTGCTCACAGTGGTCACTTTAAATCATTGTTGAATGAACTTGCTCTTAAGAAGTCATTCAAACCTGATATTATTTTTATTGACTATCTTAATATTTGTGCCTCTTCTAGGTATAAGGGAAAGTTGGGTCAGATTATGGTGAAACAATTGAAGAATCGTTATAATGATCCTACCATCAATAAAAGGTTCGTTGTTGGTATTGATCGTGCAAAGATGCGACTCTATGATTGTGAACAGAGTGCTCAAGCTGACATACTTGACTCTGGACAAGAAGAGGAGTATACTTATGAGGAAAAGAAAACTGGACCTAAAAAATCATTCGAGGGATTTAAATTCTAATGAGTAAAGTTGATTTTAACAAATATACACAATTTGTTGATGCAGTAACCTCCGACGCATCTACTGATTTCCTTGCCCTTTCCAATCGTCTTGTAGAACTTGATGAAAAAGGTGCCAATATTGAACGACTGCTTACTGCTGGTGTTGGTATCAATGCTGAAGGTGGTGAGTTTTTGGAAATTATTAAGAAAATGATTTTCCAAGGTAAACCCTGGAATGTAGATAATAAAGAACATTTGATTATTGAACTTGGTGACATTATGTGGTATGTTGCACAAGCTTGCATGGCACTTGAAGTTACTATTGATGAAGTTGTTGCTCGTAACGTAACTAAACTTGAGAAACGTTATCCAGGGGGATCTTTTGATGTTTATTATTCTGAAAATCGTTCGGAGGATGATCTGTGAGTACTAAAGTAGTTCTTGAAATGAGTCTTGAGGAAGCGGGAATAGTTTTGATGTCTCTTGTTGATGCTCAAAAAGGTTATACTAATGGTCATGCAATTCCAGAAAGGATCTTTAATCTTCGTGAAGTAATTACTAACTTAGATTCGGCGATGGAATCTGCAGTGAGTAAAAAATAATTATTACCCTTCCATAAATATTTGGAAGGGTTTTTTAGTACCTATGGCAAAATTAAATGAAGGAGATGTGATGGAGGGCGTATTTGCCATCTGTCTTGCCGAATTGTTTGCAAATGGTACGATTAATAAATCGAATGTTAATAGGTGGAGAAGACAAATAGATCCTGGTATTTTTAAGAATGGTAGATCTGAAATAGTAGTAAGAGAATTTAAAGATGGTCGTCCTCAGGATCAAATTAAAGTTACATTGATTATTAGATTAAAATATGAATCAACGAATATGGCATTTGGACCCAACTATGCACCACTCTATGAAAAAAGTTCAGATGTAGGAAATATTGATAGAAAAATAGATAATTTAATTACTTTTACCAAAACACATTATCAAGATCTGATAAAAAGAACTAAGGATAGTTATCTTAAAAATAATAAATCTGATACTGTTGATATTGTTATTAATGCTGACGGTATTGCTGGAGAATCTTCTGGTGGAGATATAAAGGGAGATTTGGAAGTTTCCGTAACTATGAATGGTAAGAAACAACTTGATAGAACA